TATTAACGCAACAAGATTATGGCAGATATAAGGATTGTGAGAATGAAACTCACTAATTTTAAAGGAATTCGTTCTCTGGAAATGAACTATGATCCGGAAGTGACTAACGTTTTCGGAGACAATGCGACGGGAAAAACTACTTTGATGGATGCTTTTCTTTGGACTTTGTTCGGTAAAGATAGTCAGAACCGCGCGGACTTCAACATTAAAACGCTTGATGCAGACGGGAAAGCTCTTCCTAAATTAGAACATGAAGTTGTTGTGGTCCTTTCGGTAGATGGAATAGAAACCGTTTTCCGTCGTTGTTACAAAGAGAATTGGGTGAAGAAGCGGGGAACCACTAAAGAGGTGATGGATGGACATAGTGTTGATTATTACGTAGATGATGTACCTTTGGGTAAGCGTGAATATGATACTAAAGTTTCAGATATTTGTCCGGAACAGCTGTTCCGGCAGATAACTAATCCTGCTTATTTCCCTTCTTTGAAGATGCAGGAGCAGAGGCGAATGTTATTTGAGATTGTAGGTGGTGACATAACTAATACAGATGTATTCGATGAGTTAATAACAATAGGAAACAAGGATTTATACACTCCACTTATTGATGCTCTCAATTCTGGTAAAACTCTTGACGAATATAAGAAGCAGGTTGTTTCACAGAAGAATAAAATTAAAGGTGAGGTAGCCGATATTCCTGGTCGTATCGAAGAGAACCACCGGAATATGCCAGAGGAAGAAGATTGGGTAGCCTTGTCTTCCGAGATTGAAGAAAAGGAAACCGAGATTAGAAACTATGATTCTCTGATTGCTGACAAATCAAAAGCTGACGAAGAGGAATCCGCTCGTAGGCGTAGTGTTCGTCTGCAGATAGATGATAAGTATGAGCGTATGGAAGGGATTAAACGCCAGATCAAAAAGGATGCCAATACAGAACATGATAAATGGTACTCTGATTTGTCAGCAGAAGAAAGCTCTATTTCTAATATGAATACGGATATTCGCTATTTGGAAAACAAGCTATTAACGCTAAATAACTCTTTGACGGAATATCAATCGCAAAGAAGTAAATTGTATGAGGAATATAAGAATATCAATTTGATGCAGTTTGAAGTTGATAGTTCATGCCTTGTCTGCCCTACATGTAAAAGAACATTTGAAGGTGAGGATTATGATAGTAAGTTGCAAGAAATGCAAGATACTTTCCAAACTAATAAATCTACTCGTTTGAATGACAATATCAAGAAAGGAACTGCACTCAAAACTAAGATTGAGGATTTACAAAAACAGGTTCAAGACATTGAACAGGCTATCAAAGAAAAAAAGAATCTGTTATCTACTTTGGAAGTCGAGAAACAGCATTTGCAGAATTCAGAGCCGAAAATAGTCGATGTTACGGAAGCTGTAGAACGGAATGAAAAGTATATTTCTCTGAAAAAAGAGATTGCACTATTGGAAGAGTCTCTAAGGACAAATTATACTCCTGCTGATGTATCGGAATATACTGCCGCTAAAAAAGTTCTTCAATCGGATATATATGCCCTCAAAGAAAGACTATCCAAAAGGGAGCAGATTGAACGTACCCAGAAGCGGATTGATGAGCTGCAGTCTCAACTTTCGAATATGCAGCAGCAGATTGCCGACTACGAACAGATCGAAGCCTCGATACTTGACTTTATGAAATCGAAGGTCTCTCTGGTAGAGAAGCGTATCAATTCAGCTTTCTCCTATGTTCAATTTCGGATGTTCGATACGCAGGTAGATGGAACCGAGTTTGACACTTGCGAGTGTATGGTAGACGGTACTCCTTATTCCGATTTGAACACTGCAGCGAAGATGAATGCCGGTATTGATATCATCAATGCTATTTGCCGGGCAAAGGGTGTAACAGCCCCTATATGGTTAGATAATCGTGAAAGTGTGTGTAACCTTATCTCGTGTGCTTCGCAAATTATAAACCTCTTTGTAGAGAGAGGTGCAAAATTAACTATTCAATAATCATTTAACGTAACAGATTATGGCAGAAACAAATCAGAATCAAACAGGAGGTATGTTTGACAACAAAAGTGGAGCACAACCGGCTCCTGCACAACAACCGCAACAAAACCTTTCGATTGTCCAGAAAGATGTGGTTGATACTGTATTGTCTAAGATTAAAGACTTTGAAGAAGCAGGAGAGCTCAAACTTCCGACTAACTATTCAGCGGCAAATGCATTGAAATCGGCATGGCTTATTCTTCAAGAAACGAAGGATCGGAATGATAAACCTGCATTGGTGGTATGTACGAAAGAAAGTGTTGCAAATGCTTTGCTTGACATGGTCGTTCAAGGGCTTTCTCCGATGAAAAAGCAGTGCTACTTTATTGTATATGGTAGCAAACTTACTTTGCAACGTAGCTACCTTGGAACCCTTGCCATCGCCAAACGTGTGGGCGGTGTTAAAACGGCCATTGCCAATTGCGTATATGAAGGGGATGAATTTATATTCTCTGTTGATACGCAGACCGGGCTTAAAAAGATTATCAAACATGAGCAGACTTTGGAAGGTTTGGATGCAAACAAGGTTAAAGGGGCTTATGCTATTCTCACGACCGAGGACGGACGGAGTATTGTTGAGATTATGAATTTCGCCCAGATAAAACAGGCGTGGATGCAGGGAGCTACGAAAGGCGGTTCTCCGGCACATAAAAATTTCGGTGACGAAATGGCAAAGAAAACCGTGATCGGACGTGCTTGCAAAATTCTTATTGGTATGTCTGATGATTCAGCTCTATTTGATGAACCGGATGAAACGGAAACTGATATTGCTGCCGGACAGCGTGAGGTCCAAATAGAAGGGGCTGCTAATAAAAAGCGTTTAGGAGATATTGAGGACGCCAAGTTTGAGGAAGTGAAGCCTACTGCTCCTAAACCTGCCACTACCCAGCAACCGAAAGTAACAAACGATGCCCCTCCTCCGTATTAATTCAATTATGGCGAAGAAAGTAGATAACGAAAAAGGATTTCTGGTAATAGAGGTTTCGGCAGCGGAACTGTCTGCTAAAGCCGGAGGATATGGTATCTGTGACTATTGTAATACCCCTGCAGAAAAGGGGTATTATATGCCGTTCTAAACCAATGGTATTGTCCTAAGTGCTATGATGAATTCTGTAAACGCGCAAAGTATTACCAAGAAGATACCGGAACGGAGAAGAGGAACTATGAGTTGTATTCTAAACTATTTGGAGTATGAAACTGAAAGTATTAGGAAGTAATAGTCTCGGTAATTGCTATATCCTTGAAAACAAGGATGAAGCATTGATAATTGAAGCAGGAATAAAACTGCCGAAGGTCAAAGCTGCGATGAACTACAACATCAAGAAGATAGTCGGTTGCCTGGTAAGTCATGAGCACGGAGACCATGCAGGATTTTACACAGAGTATCTAAAGATAGGATTTCCGGTAATTTCACCGGAAGCTGTTTATAAAAGCAAGGGATTCTCCGTTATGCCTCCATTCGCGAAGATCGCAGAGCCAGGCCGTGGTTATAGAGTAGGGAATTTTAAAGTGATTCCTTTTGAAGTACAACATGACGTTCCGGCTTTTGGTTATCAGGTAGATCATCCAGATATGGGAAGGCTTGTTTTTCTTACTGATACTTTCTATTGTGATTATACTTTTGATAATGTGAATCATTGGCTTGTAGAAGCGAATTATGCGGATGATATTCTTGATCGTAATATAGCAGATGGACGTATACCGATATCTATGCGTCCCCGATTGCTCAAATCGCACATGGAGATTGAGACTATTAAAGGGTTGCTATCAGAAAATGATTTATCACAGACACAGAATATTGTACTCATTCATTTGAGTGATGGCAATTCGAATGAGAAGAGGTTCGTGGACGAGGTTATCAGTTTGACGGGTAAGCCGGTGTTTGCAGCTAACAAAGGATTGGTTATAAATGTCAGTCGAATTCCTTACTAATTGTCTGCAAAGATTATGAAAAGCGTACCTGATTACATAGTAAAAGACCTGCTCCGGCTACTTCCTGTCCTTATTGAAAATGTTGATCTGGATGGTAAAAGTACCCGGGTGCAAAATGCAGTGAGATTAGTGAAAAATATAATAAAGAGACTATCTAAAATACAAGATTAATTATGCATACATGGTTTGAGTGTAAAATCCGTTACGAGAAAGTAATGGAAAACGGAATGCAGAAAAAGGTAACAGAACCTTATCTGGTTGATGCGCTTAGCTTCACGGAAGCAGAAGCGAGGATTATTGAAGAAATGACACCTTTTATCTCCGGTGAATTTACCGTTTCTGATATAAAACGTGCTAATTATAGTGAGATATTTACAAGTGAAGAAGAAGCTGCCGACCGCTGGTTCAAATGCAAACTTATTTTCATCACACTGGACGACAAAAGTGGTGCAGAAAAAAAGACTTCCACTCAAGTACTGGTACAGGCTGCCGACTTGCGCGATGCCGTGAAGAAGTTGGACGAAGGTATGAAGGGAACAATGGCAGATTATCAGATCGGCATGGTATCCGAAACACCTATCATGGACGTTTACCCTTATACAGAAACTAATATAGAAGAGCAGATTGGTACAAATGCCAATTCTCCGGTAGTAAGCACCTTCTTAAAGTCATTACCCGAAGGTTGTCGTACTTCCATCACGGTTGCCGGGAAACCTGTTATTATTGATAAGACAGGGGTATTAACGAGGGTTATACCGGACGAGGAACAGCGAGAGTAGTAACTACAAATCTATTGATAAATGGGGAGAAAGAATAAAATCGGACTTGAATATTTCCCTTTTGACATTGATTTCTTTTCGGATTTAAAGATTAGGAAATTAATCAAATACCAAGGTGGCAAAGCTGTAACTGTATATGCTCTCCTGCTATGTATTATTTATAAACAAGGGTATTACATGAGGTGGGATAAAGAGTTGCCTTTCATTATTTCGGAGCAAACGGGGTATGAAGAGGTGTATATTCAGGAGGTGATTAAGAGCTGCTTAGTAATCGGGTTATTTTCCAATGAGCTTTTTGAAAAAGAGAAGATCATAACTTCAAAAGGAATACAGGAACGGTATCAGTATATCTGCAATTTATCAAAGCGGAAATGTGTAATATCGGAGTTTATCCTTATTTCTTCCGAAGAAAAGCCTATTTCTTCCGAGGAAATACCCGTTTCTTCCGAGGAAATGCCTAAAAACTCCGGAATAAGTGCACAAAGTAAAGTAAAGGAAAGTAAAGGAAATAATAAAACTCCCCCTATAATCCCCAAAAGGGGAGAAGTGAGGGAGCAGATTATAAACATGAGTGATATAAAAGATTTGCTTTTGGAAGATGAATTATGGAAGGAAAATGCTTGCCGACAATCTGGGTTGAGTACGGAATTCTTTTCAATGATTCCCCAACAGATTGATAATTTCCTTTCATGGATACGATCTACGGGCGCAGAAAGCACAGTCCTTACACTTCCAGACGCTAAACGTCGCTTTATTTATTGGTGGAAATATACAGGTCTAAAAGAGTGGAAAGATGAAAAAGAACGAATATCCGGAAAAACGAATAGGACAGGTGATAACAGAAGCGCAAGCGATGGGGCAAAGCCTGACTACAACGAAGTTTTTTGATTTTATGACTGATTTCTCGTATGCTCGGCATCTTGCATGTCTATGTGAAGCCGGTACGCAGATATTAGCTCGTGAGAATAAAACGTTTGTTGTGGATGAAAGTAACGAGCAGGTTATCCGTTTTCTGATTCACTACTTTAACCGATGTCGTTCTGCAGAGACTATTTTCCCGGCAGATAAAGGCTATAAGCTACACAAAAATATTGCTTTATGTGGTGATGTCGGTGCAGGAAAAACAGTTTTGATGCAAGCTTTTTCGGTGTATTTGCGGAGGATTAATAGCCCAATGCAGTTTCTGAATCTATCTGTCGGACAAATGGTGAACTATTACACGTTGCATAACAACTTGGATAAGTATACCTACAATGAGGATGATTCAAAGGCTTTTCAATATTCACCGATAAACATTTGCTTGAATGATATAGGTTTGGATTTAACAACCTTTTACGGCACAGGTACGAAGGATTTATGTAGTGAGTTTCTTTTCGCCCGGGCTGAAATATGGCAATTTTACGACAAGTATAGTCACATAACGACAAACTTGTCGGCAACATTATTGAAAGAGTATTTTAAAGACGATTACAGTCGGATAAATGACAGGTTCAAATATTATAATTTGATTCATTTATCCGGAGAATCAAGAAGATAACAATTAACGCAACATTGATTATGACAAAGAATGATTTACCTAAAAGCTCACAAGAGCTTATTACCCGGTTTTTGCCCGATTGTGAGCAACCGGAGGATGTTAATGAGAAGCAATTCCAAGAGGCTTTAATGAATTTCCATCTTGCAATGATGGGTAAAACGGAGAAGCAAGTTTATACTCCCGTATTTTCTTGTTGTTCTGGTACGCTAAATTCAGAACTTCCAATGGTCTGTATTCCTTCTTCCAAGTACAAGGAAGTAGAGATATGCTTAAAAGATGGTTGGAATTATCCGATTGCTACTATAAAGCTATCCAATACAAATCGTTTGATTGATGCTGAAAAGACCTATGAGGACACAGCGAAATTGGGGTATGAGATAACCAGACGTTGGAACGCTTTTATTCCGAAAGGAGGTGAGGAATGATTAACTTGCTGTATGTCGATTTGTTTTGTGGAGCCGGAGGAACTTCTACCGGAGTAGAATTGGCCCGTGTAAACGACGAGCAGTGCGCGAAGGTAGTTGCATGTGTGAATCATGACAAAAATGCCATAGCGAGCCACGCAGCTAACCATCCGGATGCTTTGCACTTCACCGAGGATATCCGAACGCTTGAACTTTCTCCACTGGTGGAACACCTGAAGAAAAGTAAGGTTCAATATCCTAGTGCTTCAGTCGTTCTCTGGGCATCATTGGAGTGTACTAACTTCTCGAAGGCTAAAGGCGGTCAACCACGGGATGCAGATAGCCGGACACTAGCCGAACATCTGTTTCGTTACATCGAAGCTATCGACCCTGATTATATTCAGATCGAAAATGTCGAAGAATTTATGTCATGGGGGCCAATGGATGAAAATGGTAAACCGCTCTCTATGCAAAAAGGAAAAGACTATACCAAATGGGTTCGCAGCGTGAAATCCTACGGTTATAACTTCGATCACCGTATTCTGAACGCTGCCGACTTCGGAGCATATACTAGCCGAAAACGATTCTTTGGTGTTTTTGGTAAGAAAGGCTTACCTATCGTATTTCCGGAACCTACCCATTGTAAAGAAGGAAAACAAGATATGTTCGGGAGCATATTAAAGTGGAAGCCCGTAAAAGATGTGTTGGATTTAGAAGACGAAGGAACTAGTATCTTTACCCGAAAGAAACCGCTATCAGAGAACACTCTTGAACGTATTTATGCTGGCTTAATTAAGTTTGTTGCAGGTGGAAAAGATAAATGGCTGTTGAAATACAACTCAATCAATGGAAAGACAGGAAAGCACATTCCTCCTGGAATAGATGAACCATGTCCAACTGTGAGTTGTCAGGGACGATTAGGAGTCGTGCAAGCACATTTCCTTTCAAGATACAATACTTGCCGTCCTCAAGATACTTGTAAATCAGTTGATGAACCTTGTGGAGTGCTTACCACCAATAATCGGTTTGCGAAAGTAGGTTGTCATTTTCTCTCTAAGTATTTCAGCGGACATCCGGAAAGTAAGAATATACCCGTGGACGGACCGGCTCATACCATCAAGTGTAAGGATAACCATTCGTTGATAAATGCTAAGTTTCTCGCTGCGTATTACGGAAATGGTGACAATGTAAGCCAGGTAGATAAACCATGTCCTACGGTTCCAACGAAAGACAGATTCAACTACGTGAGCCCACGTTTCCTTTGCTCGTACAATTTCAATGATGCAGGGAAAGATATTGATGCTCCATGTCCAACGCTACTCACAAAAGATCGGCTATCACTAACTACCTGTCGGTTCATGGACCAGCAGTTTGGGCAAAGTAAACCGGTCGGAATTAATCAACCATTAGGAGCCTTGACATCTAATCCGAAGTATAATCTGGTTAGTTGCCGGCCATGGGTAATGAATACTAGTTTCGGGAATATCGGTAGCCAGATTGAAGACCCTGCACCAGTTATCACTGCCAACCGAAAATGGCACTACCTGATGAATCCGCAATTTATATCTCCCGGAAGCTCTGTGAACGATCCATGCTTTACCCTCATTGCCCGGATGGATAAGCGGCCTCCCTACCTTGTTAGTCTAAACACAATGTTTAGTTCGGAAACGCCACCTCCAGATTTCGTGAAGATAAATGCCTACGGAAATGTGTTTATTGAAGTCTTCGAGGATGATAGTCCCATGACAAAGAATATCAAAGAATTCATGGCTATCTATCAGATTGTAGACATCTTAATGCGGATGCTCAAGATACTTGAACTAAAGCTTATCATGGGATTCCCAGAAGATTATATGCTAATTGGTACACAAGCCGACCAAAAGAAATTCATAGGAAATGCGGTCGAAGTAAATATGGCGCGAGTTCTTTGCGAAGCTGTCAGCAGGAAGCTACGTGAATTAAGAAAAGTGGCAGCATAAATTAATTCAAATAAAGAATAGAAATGAATGTCAGTTTTCAAACAGCGGAGAAGGGAGGCAAATCCGCTACAACAGAATGGTATACTCCCCAATATATTATAGAGGCTTTAGGTGGTAAGTTTGATTTAGATCCATGTGCACCATTTATAGAATGGCATACGGCTAACAAATGTTTTACCAAAGAAATAGACGGTTTATCTATGGTTTGGGAAGGTAGAGTATTCCTTAATCCGCCTTATTCAAATCCTATTATTAAGCATTTTGTTCGTCGATTGGCTGATCATAATAACGGGATTGCTCTTCTTTATGCTCGATGTGATAATAAGATGTTCTTTGAAGACGTCTTCAATCGAGCAGCCTCTATCAAATTTCTTTGCGATCGTATTTACTTTCTTCGTCCAGACGGTACAAAGGGGGATCGACCGGGATGTGGGTCCGTCTTGATTGCTTACGGTAAGGAATGCGATAAACTTCTTCAAAACTGTAATTTACCTGGTAAGTACATCTCATTATCAAATTATTAATTAGCGTAAAACAATTCAGAAATGAATATAATCAAATTTATATTATTGTGGACGGGTGTAGTCGTATGGAGTTGTGTAGTCTTTTATCTGATTTATATCATATACTGTGTATTTCTCTATTATTGGAGTGAGACTATGGGCAAATGTATATCGAATTTATTAACTGCTTATAAATGGTATAAAATGCCTATCGAACAGCTCAATATTATGTGGATGAAGAATAGTAGACATGGGTATTGCCGTATTAGACACTGCAAAAGGTGCGTATGGGTTTGTAGATACATTCTCGTAAAACGAGTTCGAAAATACAGAAAGCAATTAACTTAAAATCAAGAATAAACTTGAACCTAATGCTGTATAGGTAAGCGTAATGTCTTATGAAAAAGAAAATTTCGTTTAGTTGGATAGAGAAAAATATATCTGATGCAGAACGTGTAGGAGCAATGTATTGCTTCAAAAGATGTGATGTAAACTTTATGTAAATCATGGAATTTGTAGTTACAAAACTGAATTATACAGCCTATGAACTAGATAGGCTGTATAATATAAACTCTGGTGGATGTTGCTATTTTGCATACAGGATTGCTTATTGGCTTGAAAAATACGGGATTGAATATTATTTTATCATACAAGATGATGGACCTATACAAGATTATATTGGAAAACATTACTGTTTGCAAGTACTTCCTAGCAAGTTATACCTGAATAAGTCCCCCATATATACGCACATTAAAAGCATAAAACGCACATCAAACCAGATTTTAGATTACTACAAGAAATCAAGTTGGAGTGAAAAATATGATGCTTTAAATAATGTCTTTGTGGATAATTTGATAGATAATATTTTTGAATTCAAAATAAATAAATAACCTCATAACAGAAATGTGCTTTTGTTAAAAGACCAAGTTTTTTTAATGAATAAGACCAAGTAAAACCTTGCAAATCTTTGAAAAATTTTCAAGGATTGGCGTAAAACAAGAAAGAAATGAGTGAAATGAGTATAGAAGAGTTTAATAAACAGGTTGAGAGCTTAGCTGAAATCGGTTATTCAATTATCGAGAAACTGGCTCGTGAGGTAATGGATAAGGATAAGAGAATATCTTCTTTTACTATGGCAATGGGAGTTTATTTCTTCTCCGATTATGATGGATGCCACATTGACGAAGAACTTGGAAGAAGTGGCGAATATGGTGCGTATAAGTATTATAAAAAATCAATATTTGACCCACTAAATAATTTTCTTTCCGAACATAATGAAGCTTTTAAATTCACAGGAATGCCTATGCGCTTTGTTAGAGACGGTGAAATAATAACAGATTGGTAATAACCTTCAATACAGGAATAGGAGGAATAAAATGAATCGTACAATAAAATTCAGAGGGAAGTCTGCCGATAACGGGAAATGGATCACCGGGTACTATTATCATGAGTGTGGTAATACATACATTGTAGAAGACAGGCAGTCATTATCGGAGACAAGCCGAAATGTTCCCTATGTAGTCATTCCCGAAACCGTAGGTCAGTTCACAGGATTATTCGATAAGAACGGAAAAGAAATCTATGAAGGGGATATTCTTCACACTGTTACATTTGGTTTTGAACCAGAAGAATATACTGCAATTATCCTATATGATAATTGCCGCTTTCAACTATCTAATGGTCGAAATTTATTCTATTTCGGGCAATCTGACCTTACAAGAATGGATGATACTATCGTGATTGGTAATATCTATGATAATCCCGAATTAATTATCCCATAACAAGATAGATATGAATATAGAAGAAGCAATAAAAGCCATGAAAGGCGGAGCCAAATTAACCCATAAATATCTTCCAGCAATGGGTACTCAATATCTATATATCATAGATGGAGAGTATGTAGACTCTAAAGGCTATATCTTAAACAAGATAGATGTTGAATCCCGTCTTAAAGCAGACATTTTTAAGTTTGGATGGCAGAAAGTTGAATCAAAATAAATCAGTAATGAACATCGGAATATTAGCAGTTGACAGCAATTATCCCAATCTCGCATTGATGAAGATAAGCAGCTATCATAAAGCACGTGGCGACAATGTAGAATGGTATAATCCTTTGTGTTCATACGATAAGGTCTACATGGCAAAGGTCTTTTCATTTACACCAGATTACGGCTACTACATCAATGCCGATCAAGTCGAGAAAGGCGGTACAGGGTATGACATAAAAAAGGTTCTTCTTCCGAAGATTGATAGAATGATTCCCGATTACAATTTGTATAATATAGACAAGGCTTTAGCTTATGGTTTTCTGACAAGAGGATGCCCTAACAAATGCAAATGGTGTGTAGTTCCTACTAAAGAAGGCAAGATTACCCCATACATGGATATTGAAGAGATAGCCGTCAATGGTCGCAAAAACATAATCCTTATGGATAACAATGTACTTGCATCCGATTACGGTTTACAACAGATTGAAAAGATTGTCTTCATGGGCGTGCGAGTAGACTTCAATCAGGGTTTAGATGCTCGCTTGGTAACAGACGACATCGCCCGGCTATTGGCAAGAGTAAAGTGGATGAAGCGCATACGGTTCGGCTGTGATACACCGGGACAAATCGCAGAATGTGAACGGGCTACGGATTTGATTGATAAGTACGGTTACAAAGGCGAATACTTCTTTTATTGTATCCTGCTTAGTGACTTTAAAGAATCGTTTGAGCGTGTCAATCATTGGAAGAATAAAGGCGGGCGGTTCTTGCCACATTGCCAGCCTTACCGGGATTTAAATAATCCGCATCAAATTATCCCTCAATGGCAAAAGGATTTAGCCAGCTGGGCTGATAAAAAGTGGATTTTTAGAAGTTGTGAATTTAAAGACTTTACCCCTCGAAAGGATTTTGTTTGTAGTGAATATTTTTAAATAAAATAACGTATAAAGAATAGATATGAATGAAATAGAATTAAAAATAGCAGAAATATTGGGACGTGTTGCTCTTGATAATGATCTGAAGATTCCCGACGATATTCAACGATTAGCTAGAGCTACAAGGTATTTAGCTATTCAGTTAGAGAAAAATGCTAGAGATGTGGATGTGTCGCAGGATATTATGAAATATACGGTAGTTATATTGGATAATACTATTGCGAAAGCTGTATCAAAAGATGCTAGAGCAGTGTGTGAAACAGTAAGAACTGACACAGTAACAGCTATAAGAGCAGATAGATAAAGATATGTATTCAAAATATATAAAAAAAGAGAAATGGATAAAATGAAGATTATCATTCCCCACGAGGGAGTAAACGAAATTCCAGAAGGCTTTAAACCTGTTATGACAAGTGAAGGTAAGTTAGTTGCCATTGTTCCGGAAGGAATGCATACGAGGGATGCGTATTGGATAAAGACTGAAAGGATTATTCCGGTTGTAGATTGGGAACAACGACGCTATGAGTTGGCAAAATCTGCAATGCAAGGTTTCTGTGCAAACTCGCACGATAGTATTGCAATAGCTGCAGACTCTAAGACTGTGACTGAATGGGCTGTTGGATTTGCAAATACCATGATCGAAAGGTTGAAGGGGGATTATGGATCAGTAAGCCAATTGATTGAATCGGTGAAGTCTGGCAATAGACCATCTTTTATCGGAGTTCTTTTAAGTGAATCCCAGATTGAAGAGTTGCGGTCTTATGTGGATGATGAATACTATAACAATGTATTAAAGTCCCGGCTGAAAAAAAACAATTAGCTATCTGTGGCTAATATTTGTAAACATTCTATATTCGTTTTCTAGCAACTTTTTTACACGTGGCTTATTGATGTATTGTGTTGTTTGCTTTCTGATTATTCCGTTCTGTAAAAGATTGATCGTCCGGCTTTGCTCACTGATAGTCATACTTAATACAATGATTATAAAGATAAGTGCTATATAACCCAAAACGATTAAACACACTACTTCTTTATTGAAATGGAAGAAATCTCTGAAAGTTCTAAAGTTGCTCATGCTTGCTATGTTTTTAAAAGAACGTGCCCGAAAATAACTACGCCCTTCATAGAGGTGCGGCAAACAACCCAACAAGGAAGCATAGATACAACGGGCACGTATATTGTGATAACGCAATACACGAACACCGTCCATTCTATTTCCTTGTTTTGAAAATTGCCGCTTTCTATGAAGGAGAGACTGAACGTCAATCGATACTCTATTTGAGTATCGGTGCAAATTTAATAAAAAGATTACAAAAACTTATCATTATGGATGCAAAACAATTTTTCAAGAGAGTTTCTTACATGCGGAAACTTCAAAAAGAATATTTTAAAACTCGTTCGTCTGCCATTTTGAGACAATGTAAACAGGTGGAGAAAGAGATAGACGATGAAATCGAGAGAGCGAATAAGATAGTTACAGAACAGCAACAGTCAAAACTTTTTTGATTATGAAGCGAATTCCGTTTAATACTACTGATGCCGACATCTTTCCTCGTATAGCTAAAGTTGCAAAAGAGGGGACGTTTGACGGCTCTGCGCAGACTGATTACCTTGAAAGCTGCCGGTGGTTCGTAGAACGATATGATTGTATTATCATTCTCACTCGTGATGTTGGATATCATACATCTGGTTGGTGGAAGAACCCAGACTACGAACGTTGTTATCATTTGTCTATCTCCTTTCCCGGTGGACGGGATATTAGGAAGTTAGAACACATTCTGGAAAAGTTCTTCGGGAATAATCGTCGTTTATTGTGGTGTGAACCTCCATATAGTAAGCAGGGTAAACAGGTGGAGGTGTATCATTATCGTTTGTTTTGTGATGAGAATTGGCAACCAATAATGCCGCGCGGAGAAGTCTATTCTAAACAGTTTACTGAACTGGGGTGGAAATCATATTCAGAACTACATAGTAGGAACCAATAACAAATAGTAATCATGAAAAAAGAACAAATCAAAGTTTATGTGTTGATGCTTTCTAAGGATTTTCCTAAAGAGCATCCGAAAGCCGGAGAACAAACCAGATTCAAAGAAAAGTTAGAGCTGGCATTAAAAGCACAACAACAATCGGAAGAATGTGCTACCTGTGGTGGTGATTGCAAAACTTGCTATTGTCCTTCCGCTTTCGGAATAATGAAGGTACATACTATTCGTACCAATATGGAACGTTGGTCGGGAATAATGCAGAAAGTGCAGGAAGGGAAAGCTGTTATCTCTGTCCGGCAGTGGAAAGGTAGGCCCTATGAAAAAGGGAATGTTCAGGTAGAACTATTCCGTCTCGGCAAAGATGATGGCGTAGGATTACAGGCATTGAGCGTCATGGAGTACACCGATGCCGACGACGGGATAGAACGTGCCGTTTATTGTATCGACGGGAAGCCAATGCCAATGCTTACTCTGAAACAAATAGCGGAGAACGACGGGCTGACTGTTGAAGATTGGAAAGCGTGGTTTACTGGTATGTCGTTTGCTGAACCACTGCCAATCATCCACTTTACCAAATTTAGATATTGATTATAAACTATTTAAAAAGTTACAATTATGCAAGACATTGAGAAAAATTCAATGCTCCTTAAAGAAGGACAAGTAAAAGAAACCAAGTTATCAGAACTTCTCAATAACTCGGCAGCGGAAAAGAAACAGGCAGTTGTAAAGCTGAATCCTGCAATCATGGTCCCGGTCCCATTGAAACGAAAACGATTAAGCGATGAATTGATTGCAGAGTTGAATGCTACCTACGAACGTCCGGCCATCTGCCGGGATGAACATGGAGAGTACAAAGAAGGTGCTTTCCTACACGGTTCCAATTTGGTTATGACAAGTATATTAGAAGGACGTTGGCATCTGACGGTGAAGTCAGACAAACCACTTTCCATCTATGAGATAAAAGCTGCCAGATATAAGTTTATTCCGGACGATGCTTACATGACACTTGTTTTCCCAAAAAGGTCAGAACTTGAAAAGTTTACTTCTCCACACAGTATGCAAATGATAGAAATTCAAGTCACCCAAAAAGAATAAATTTTTGAGAGGGGGGGACTATAGGGGGGGAGAGGTGGTATTTTGTATAGTTTAAAAAGATAGTTTGAAGATGATTAAAAAATATGCTTTTGTTATCGGCATAGATACCGGAGTATATACCGGAGTTGCTACGTGGAATGTTGCTGCAAGAAAGTTTGAATTGATAAAGACTACTGCAATTCATAAAGCAATGATGTATGTAAAACAGATGTATGACACATACGGAGGAAGTATGTTAGTTCGTGTTGAAGATGCGCGATTAAGAACGTGGTATCAATCTAGTTATAAGACAAGAGAAGAAGAAAGGGAAATGTTGCAGGGGGTTGGATCAGTTAAGCGTGATGCAAAGATATGGGAGGACTTTCTTACTGATATTGGTATATCCTTTGAAATGGTTCATCCTAAGAATTCGATAACTAAAGTCAATGCTTTGACATTCAAGAATATAACTAAATACGATAAACCGACGAATGAACATTCTCGTGATGCTGCGATGCTTGTGTTTGGGTATTAGACAGTAGGTTGATATTGGATATTGTGCGTTTATTAGACGATTTTTCTTTTAAAAATACGTTTAATAAACGCACTTTCTTTATATTTGCCAAATAGTTACAGATGTTACATCTTAAAAATTAGTGTGAAAATGGAAGGATTATCAAGTTTAGAGGGTTGGGCTCTGATTGCGACATACTTTGTTGCTATGATGATGCTCGTTGTGTTCCTACGAAAACACAAAAAGACGAAAGAAGAATTTTTGGTTGCTAACCGATCTATGCCGTGGTTGCTTACAGCTTTTTCAATGGCTGCTACCTGGGTGTGGGCTCCGTCGATGTTTGTTGCATCAGAAAAAGCATATACGCAAGGTTTAGCCGGTGTGTTTTGGTTTGTAGTTCCGAATGTTCTTACATTGATTCTGTTTGCTTTCTTTGCCAATAAGATGCGTAAGCTCCGACCGGATGGTTGGACATTCTCGGATTATATTCGTGAGAAGTATTCGAAACGTTGCCATAATCTGTATCTCATCGAATCGTTCGGGCTGCAGACGATGAGTTTTGCCGTTCAGCTTCTGGCCGGAGCAACCATCTTTTCAAAGATTACAGGAATATCGTTCACCGCTACAACGGTAGTGATGGCGTTGTGTCCTCTGGTATATACATTTGCAAGCGGTATTCGGAGCAGTATTATTACTGACTTCTGGAAGATGCTTTGGATAGTGATTGTTTTATTGTTAGGACTGCCAATTATGTTTTCAAGTGCCGGACCGGAAGCGTTGTTCAATGGTCTGGGAGGTGTTAGTGGTGGGTTTTCAGATTTGTTTTCGAGTAACGGACTAATGGTTACTTTGTCTTTTGGTATTCCTACAACAATCGGTCTGTTGTCTGGAACCTTCGGGGACCAGATGTTTTGGCAACGGGTTTTCTGTGTCAAGGCTGACAAGGTTAAACAAACCATGATTGCGGCCGCTGTGATATTTGCCGTTGTACCTATTTCCTTGGCGGTATTTGGCTTTTTTGCAGCTGGAACAGGTTTGGCTATATCCGACACACAACTGACAAATGTAGGGGCTGTAATGGCTTTTTGCCCTAAATGGTTTTTATACCTGTTCTTTGTGCTTATACTTTCTGGACTGATATCAACGGTTGATAGCATTATTTGCGCAGTGAGTTCAGTTGCCGGGCATGACGTAGTGAAGCGGTTAGCTATGAACGAGAAATGGCATGAACGGATTCAGAAGAATATTTATCTCTTTATCCTTTTCGCGAATGAAGTGCGGGCAGCTCGGTTTGCTATGATCGTTGTAACCGTCTCCGCTATTCTGATAGCAAACATTCCTGGTCTAACGATTTTATATCTTTTCTTGCTATATGGGACCCTACGTTCTTCGGTAATGCTCCCGACGGTGTTCGCGATTCTCGGCAAAAGAATGAGCGAGAGAGGGCTGTTCTATGGTATTCTAACAAGCATGATTGTAGGGCTTCCGATATTCGCTTATGGGAACTTCACAGGTAATATTCCGATGATCGTATTCGGTTCTCTTTTCACTATCCTAGCATCAGGGATTATGGCAGTTCGTCGTAAACCGTTAAAGCGTGGTCCGGTTGAAATGGTGGTTAAGATTGACCGTTTGGAAATGGATAAGTGCATTGAAGAGATAAAAGCGGTTGGAGCGGAATACCTGCGTTGTGCCGAAAAAATGGAAGGTCAAATATGTGCTTTCCAAGCATTAACGGAATCTGCAAGAGAAACAGCAAAGGAAATCCGGAAGTCAGTCTATCACTACAAGCAGTTACAAAGTAATGCGTACCAGGTACGCCAGAAAAAACAAAAGTTTAATCATAAAAAATCACGTAGAAAATGAGAAAGCTGTTTATCATGCTCGTATTGGTTGCAGTATCATTGGCTGCTAAAGCACAGGTTTACGACGGTATTACTCAACCGACTAAGTTTCGAGTATTTATGCCGGTAACTACATCTTTGGAAGGTAACGGTTCTACCGTCGCTCCTTTTGTCGGCTATCGGACAGACGTTGCCAAGTGGCTTTCTGTTACTCCGGTGTTGCAGTATAATATGACATCCGAAGCTGTTTTCTTTGGCGCATGGCTGAATGTGAACTATCAGCAACGGTTTTATCTTTTGGCACGTTCAACGTACAATACGAAAGAAAAGATGTTCACTGAAACATTGTCCGGTACTATAAAACTCCCTGTCGGGTTTATGGTGGATGCTACATGGGATAATCTGTATAATGGTCGAAGGTTTATGAGTGGTGACCGTCTGCAGGTACTCGGTGGTCTGGATTATAGACGCTTTGTTTTCAATGCCGGATATTCTATGCGTGCGCTTTCGGGATTCGTGGCAAACATCCGATTCAAGGTAACTAAGTATAATTGGCTACAACTGAAATACGATGAAGGAGCAAAGGCTTTCATTACAAGTGTGGCTCTACAATTCAATGAGCTATGAAAACAGTTCTGGGTAAAAAACAGAGTTCATCGCATTCGGACTGGCTTCGGGTGTTTTCCAATATCGAGCAGTTTGTATCGAAGCAGGAAACCGACAATCTGATTGACCGTTTAGTCGAGCAGGTGAAGCCACATATCCACGGCAAACGTGTTGCTTATGCTTGGAGTGGTGGAAAAGATAGCATTGCTCTTGGTTTTATAATGGAACAGGCCGGAGTACATGACTGTTTGCTCGGGCGTTGTAATCTGGAATATCCAGCTTTTATGCAATGGATAGACAAACACCGACCGGCAGGACTGGAAATTATCAACACTGGGCAGGACCTTAAATGGTTGGCATCTCATCCAGAGATGTTGTTTCCAAATGATTCATCTTTGGCTGCAAAGTGGTTTAGCATCATCCAACATCGGGCGCAAGATGCCTATGTGAAGAATCACAAAACGGATATTCTTTGTCTTGGTCGAAGACTACAAGACGGGAACTATGTAGGGCCAGGTGGAATGTACACCAACACAAAGGGTATCACCCGTTTTTCTCCTATTGCTGATACTAAGCATGAGGAAATTCTTGCAATCATCCACTATTATCATCTCCCAATGCCGCCAATTTACACATGGCCTCGTGGATTTCGTGTTGGTACTCACTGTTGGGCTGCTCGGCAGTGGTGCGGTAGCCTAGAGAATGGTTTTAGGGAAGTTTATGAAATTGATAGTAGCTTGGTAGAGGAAGCTGCTAACTATATACCTTCTGCGAGGCAGTTCTTGCAGGAGAAAGTTTAATCAATCAAATTTTGTGTAGGAATGAAAAGGAAGTTAGAAACAAAGAAAGTACTCCTGTCAGAATTGAAGGAGTTTCCGGGTAATCCAAATGTGCATCCGGAGGAACAAGTGAAGGCTATTGCCGAAAGTATGGAACGATACGGACAGTATTATCCAATCATTGTTGATGAAAACATGATGGTTCTTTGCGGTCATGGCAAGAAAAAGGCTTTGGAATATCGTGGAGAGAAAGAGGCTTTTATTACGGTCATGTATGGTCTGACCGATAAGGAGAAGAAGAAACTCGTTCTGGAAGATAATAAAATTCAAACGATGTCCCATGTAAACTTCGGTGACATGGAGAAGATTATCAAAGAAATCGGGGACGTCGATATCATTGGTTTTACTCCGGAATATTTGGATGCAATCATCAACGAAGTTAGCTCTGACAACATGGGGGTGAATTTTGCAGAACCGGCAAAAAGGGCACAACAGTTCACACCGGAGAAGGAAGCAGCCGACAATAAAGAGGTAGATGAAATTGAAGCTGGCATGCAGACAGCCCGTACAATGGTGTGTCCGCATTGCGGCAAGGAGATAACAATTTAATCATAGGGCTATGGATAAGAATGTTGATTTATTCAAACCACTTCGGGAAATTCAGTTTGTAGACCGGGATAAGGTGAAGCCGAATGACTATAACCCCAACAAGGTTCTGGAAAAGAATCTGAATCTCCTTATGCAAAGCATCTTGACGAATGGTTTTTGTTTTCCCATCGTAGTGCGTCCGGACTTTACGATCATTGACGGATTTCACCGTTGGCTTGTGTCCGGCAGGGAACCGTTAAAGACCATGCTCGGCAATAAAATTCCTATTGTAGTAGTGGCGCATAAGGACGAAAGCCAAGATATGTACGGCACTGTCACTTTTAACCGTGCACGTGGTACTCACATGCTTGAACCTATGGAGAACATTGTGAAATCTCTGTTAGAAAAAGGTAAAAGCGTAGATGAGATCTCAAAGGAAATTGGAATGAGTGAAGAAGAAATATTCCGTCTGTCGAAAATTGATCGGGAGGAATTCTTAAAGCTCATGACTAAACGTACTCAAAGATTTAGTAAAGCTCAAATCATTCGTAGATGTACATAAAGGAATTGGATATAAATGTTGTTGAAGCAGCCGAGCGCAGGATTCTCGAAGCCTTCAATAAGAATCAAAAAGTTGCCGTCAGTTTTTCTGGCGGCAAAGATTCTATATGTATGTGTGATATGTTGGTAAAGACTATGCAGAAATACTCCATTCCTTTTAACCGCATTATCGTAGTATTCTTTGATGAAGAAGCCATTTATCCAGATGTTGAGCAGATAGCACTTGAGTGGCGTTCACGATTCATGTCTCTTGGAGCAAAATTCTATTGGTTCTGTTTGCCTATAAGACACTATAATTGCTGCAATAGGTTAGCGAATGATGAGAGCTTTATCTGTTGGGAACCGGGCAAAGAAAGTGTGTGGGTGAGACCTATGCCTAAGTTTGCTATTCGCAATCACTCAATGTTCCGTATGGGAATGTCGTATCAAGAGTTTGGAGCTAAGATTTTCAAAAGTGTCCCCCCAATGGTTGGTTTGCGGATGGCAGAATCCATTCAGCGCAGGCAGTCTATCGCTTCAATTAGGACTTCACATTTCCTTTACCCTTTGTATGATTGGAGGGATTGCGATATATGGCTATATATCAAGCTGTATAATCTCACTATCCCAATGACATACATTTACTTGTATAAGACTGGTGTTCCTGCAAATAAATTACGTATTAGCCAATTCTTTAGTATTGATACGATCAAATCATTGCCAAAGGTCATGGAGTTTTATCCGGACCTATATCAACGGGTGATTCGTAGAGAGCCGAACGCTGACCTTGTAATGCTGTATTGGGACACCGATATGTTCCGGAGTTCTAAGCAGGATCGGAAGTTTGAGTTGGATAAGGACAAAGATTATCGTATCATATTCCGAGATGCAATGAAAAAAGCTGCGTCACATCCAGACTTGTATCCAGGTTATGAAACAGCAAAGAAACTATATGCTAAGATGTCCGGTAGAGAATCTTCTAAAACGTGTCAATTGTCTTATCAGTTATTGATAGCGGGAGACCCGAAGAAACGTTCCTATCGTGCTATTTTGGGGGCTATTTATAAAGAAAGGGGAGGAGGAGTATAAAATGCCTAAGGCCGAAGAGGACATTCAGAAAGATAAAGAAAAGTTGCTCGATTCATTGAAGGAATGTAGCGGTATTGTCACGTTTGCCTGTGAGAAGGTTGGACTCTCACGACAGACGTTTTATCGTTGGTATCGTGAGGATGCGGAATTTAAAGAACGTGCTGATGCTATCAATGAATTGCAGATTGATATTGCCGAGGCCTCCCTTCTGAAAAAGATACAGAAGGGAGATACTACGGCTATCATTTTCTATCTGAAAACCAAAGGCAAAAGTAGAGGATATACAGAACGTAAAGAGATTGTTGCTCCAGATGGAGTAGGGGTGCAGGTAACAAGCAAAGATTTTGATGTGTCGAAGTTATCAGAGGAAGAAAGAAAAGTATTGTTGAGCATTGCGGAGAAGCAGGATAAAGCAGCAAAAGAGTGAGTTTAGGTCAGGTAGATATATTGAGCATGGCAAGAGCCGTTCAGGCGGATGAATGTAGGAGATCTTTTTTCTACTTCGTGAAAACATTTTGGGCGGTTATTATACCGGAAACTCCGGTATTTAATTGGCATATTCCGTATCTGTGTGAAGAACTTCAAGAACTATCTGGCTATATCGTACGCAGGGAGAAGAAGCCCTATGACATAATAATCAATATTCCTCCTGGTTCCACCAAATCAACTATTGTCACAATTATGTGGCATGCATGGCTTTGGACACAGGATGCACGGTTGAGAATTATTTCAAACTCCTATTCGGGTGATTTGTCGTTAGAACACGCTTCGAAGTCGAAGGACATCATCACTTCGGACTTGTATCGTACTTTGTTTCCGGAAGTGGTGATAAGACACGATAAGTCCGGTAAAGGTAGCTATGAGAATATAAAGGGAGGCGCCAGATATTCTACTTCGACAGGTGGTACAATTACCGGAAAGCATGCGCATGTGATTATCAACGATGACCCCGTAAATCCGAAACAGGCAGAATCTCCAGCGATGAGACTGCAGGCAAATGACCATACGAAAACACTATCATCTCGTAAGGTTGATAAAAAGAATACTCCGATGGTAACTATCATGCAGCGTTTGCATGACGATGATGTGACTGGATATCTGTTGAAAAAGAAAAAAGATAAGATTCGACATATATGCCTACCGGCAGAAGTTTCCGACCGTGTTAATCCTCCAGAATTAAAGAAACGATATATCGATGGGCTTCTTGATCCGGTTCGCATTGATCGGGAAGTAATTGATGAAGCAAAAGTAGACCTTGGTAGTCGTGGATATGCTGGGCAGTATGAACAAGCCCCTTCGGTTGAAGGTGGTAACATTGTTAAGGCAAGTTGGTTCGGGCATATACCAATGTCGCAGTTTCTTGCTGTTCGTGGTGGTGCTCCGATACATTTCTTCCTTGATACAGCATACGATGAAAAGAAAGCAAAAACGGATAATGACCCTTCCGGAATCCTTGCCGCATGTAGAATACAGAACAATTTATACTTGTTCCATGCACAGAAGGTCTGGAAGGAGTTTCCAGAATTAATGAGGTTCATCCCGGACTATGTGCGGGCACATGGGTACGATAGTCGCAGTACGATACGAATAGAACCGAAAGCGAATGGTATAACGGTCATTCAAGCAGTTAAGAAGTACACGAGACTGAATGTAACCAGAACACCTGCACCGACAGATAGCAAAGAAGTTCGGTTACATGGTGTCTCTCCTAAGATTGAGTGCGGTCGGGTGATATTGGTTGAGGGTGATTGGAACGAAGAGTTTACAGATGAGGTAAGTCAATTCCCGGCAAAGACGCATGATGAGTATGTAGATATTCTAGTTTATGCAATCAATTATCTTCTGGATGATTCCTATGTCGAATTATCGGAAGAGGATGAAGATAATATTTTAAGTGCTTTAGGTGGTTAATTTTTTAATATTGTAATTATGGGATTGTTTAATTGGATTGTTAATGGTATGAATGCGGCTGTTGGTCGCAATCAAGAGTTTGAACAACTTTTGAAAGCAAATGATGTTAGCCGTGCTTTGTCTCAAATGACGGATAACTCTGCGAAGGTTGAAGCTGCTTTGAAGGTTTATGATACACAGCAGCATGAGGTGATGAATAGACCGAGTAAGGCTGTCTTTGGTAAGAAGGACCCAGTGACGGGAAAACGTAAGTTTCTCCGTTATGATGAGAAATGGAAGATTCCTATTCCATATCCGGTTTTTATCAATGAAATGGCTCTTGTATTCTTGTATGGCCGTCCTTTGAAATGGACGCAATCATCTAAGGGTACGGATAGGGCTTTTTCCCGTTATATTGATTTGATTAAAAGCACCAGATTCAATGCGAAGATTCGTGAGGCAAAGCGTCTTGCCGGTGCAGAGGGACAAAGTGCTTTGCTCTTTCATACATACCGGAACGATGAAGGTAAACCGGATTGCTTGATTAAAGTTGTGGCTAAAAGTCTGGGTGATGATATATACTTCCGGAAAGACCAATTTGGACGAATGATGTGTTTTGCTCGTGGGTATAACTTGCAGGAGGTTGGCGGTGAAATCAAATATCATGTTGATATACACACAAAGAAGATGATATATCACTGTAAGCGTAACGCTATGGGATGGGACATTGAAGAAGAAGTAAACCGTGCAAAGAAAATATGTGTGGTCCTTTTTGAGCAGGAGCCGGAGTGTGCAGGTGTTGAGCCGATGATGCACCGCAAGGAAATGATGGTAAGCCGAAGAGCCGACGTAAACGACCGATTCTCTGACCCTGCATTGGTTGCAGATTCGGATATTGTTAATTCTTTGCCAGAAAAGGGAGAGGATAGTAAGCTGTTCATTTTGAAGCCCTCAATGGATGGTGCTAAGAAACCGGAAATGAAGTATCTCACGTGGGATAATGCTCCGGAAAACCAGAAGCAGGAAAGCGAGGAATTGGACGATAAGATTCACCGTTTTTCTTTTACTCCTAAGATTGACTTTGATACGATGAAGAGTCTTTCCCAGATTTCGGCTAAAGCATTGAAACAACTTATGCTCTTGGCTGTAATCAAGGCAGACAAGCACAAGGAAAAGCACGACGAATATGCAGACCGTATCACCAGTGTTTTCATAGCGATTATCGGTAATGTTTTGGATATCTCTCTTCGGGATGAGTGTGATAATCTGGTTGTGGAGCACGAGTTTCAAGAGCCATTCGGTGAAGATATAGAGTCTGTGCTTAATAATCTGATTAAGACAAAGAATGCCGGTGGTATGTCTGACGAAACCTTTATTGAAATGAATCCTATCATTAAAGATGCCACTCTGGAAAAAGAGCGTTTAAAAGCGCAACATGAGCAGGAGTTGCAGGAAGAGAAGGACCGGTATAAACAAGATATTTTCGGTAGCGCAGAATAAAGGACATGGCAAAGATTGATGAAAACAAGTATAAACGGGCATTACTCCAACGTACCGAAGGATATGCTGCAAACGTCCGGGCAATCTACCTGGATGTGATGGAGCGGCTTATCTCTTTAGCGTTGGAGGTAGAGCCAATCTATGACGCTAAGAGCCCGTTTGTTTTTGCCGACTATCCTACTATTTCCGACAAAGCAAACGTTCTGCTACGGGAACTGTACAGCCGTGTATATCAAACTATGCAGTTTAGTATTGCCAACGAATGGGAGCAATCCAATTTGAAGTCAGATGAACTTGTCCGGTCTGTATTTGGGAAGAAAGCCATAGATAACAAGCATTTCGCTCGATTCTTTGAACGCAACAAGAAAGCTATGGATGCTTTCTTCTCCCGTAAGTCGGAGGATGGTGGTTTGAACCTTTCTCAACGCATTTGGAAGTATGAAGGTCAGTTTCGGCAGGAAATGGAGATGTCCATTGATTGTTTCATAGGGCAAGGGATGTCTGCCAATACCATGGCTACAAAGATAAAACAATATCTAAATGAACCGGATAAATTGTTTCGCCGGGTACGGGATAAGCGCGGAGAACTTGTTCTTTCCAAAAACGCAAAGGCTTATCATCCGGGCAGGGGGCAATATAGAAGCAGCTACCGAAATGCTCAACGTCTGGCAAGGTCTGAACCTAATATTGCATATCGGACTGCCGATCATGAAAGGTGGGGCCGGCTTGATTTTGTTGTAGGGATTGAAATAAAACTCTCAAAGAATCATCCGGAAAAGGATATTTGTGATAAACTTGCAGGAGTATATCCAAAAGATTTCAAGTTTACGGGATGGCACTCTAACTGTATGTGTCATGCAATCAGCGTACTTGCTTCGGATGATGAGATTGATATGTTAACCGACAAGATTCTTGCTGGAGAGGACACGGCAGGCTTCAAATCAAAAAATGAAGTTACTGAACTGCCAAATGAGTTTTATTCATGGATGCAGGAGAATGAGGAACGAATTGAAAAGGCAAATAACCGTGGTACTCTTCCATATTGGATAAAGGATAATCCGCAATACACAGGTGTTAAGGTAAAAGCAATGAATACTGGTGAGCGGAATGATATTCGGAAGAAGTCAAAGGAGAAATATCAATCGTATGATGAGGAGTGGGATAGGGCGTATTTCGATGAGTTCAGTGGTGGCTTTAATGTCTATCATCAGGAACATCAGTTCACCAACACACAGGGCGGTGGTGATGCTGAAAAGATGGTTGGTAAGTTATTAGCAAAGAATAACGGGAAACAGGTGGAGTTCCTGCCGGAGAATGGTAAGGGCAAAGGTGTACCAGATTTAATGTTTGACGATCATACGTGGGATGTGAAATACATTGATAACGCCAATGAGAATACTATTCGCGCATATATCAAAGATGCTCGGAAAGCTGATCGGGCAATATTCTATTTCACGAATGAGAAGTACCAGGAACTACGTTCGGCTATCAACAGGGAAGTCGGACGCTTTAAGGGGATGAATAGGTTAGGCGAACTTCCAGATATTTACTACATGGATAATGAGGGACTGCTAAAACTGTTGTGGAAGAAGTAATTATTATTTTTGAAATTGATTAGTTTTATTTTTACCTTTGTAAAAAAGTAGAGTATGAATGAGTATTTGTCATGGAGTGCTATCATTGCATTCTTCATTTTCATAGCCCAGCAGATTTTTAAAACTTGGTTAGATTATAGAAAATATCGTTCCGAGGTTGTTTTTAGTAAACTCTATCAAGAGCGTGCAGAAGTTGTCAAACAGACATTTCAGAAACTGACAATATTGCACCAAACGTTGGCTGATTTTACACGAGCAGCGCAAGTTATATACAATGGTGATACTGTTGAACAACATCTATATAAATTGGCTGTTTCATTTGATAATTCATATATTGATACAAGGAACTACTTTTCTTTAAATAGGATTTATTTATCGTATGAGTTGTGTGATAAAGTTGAAAAAATAATATCTGAAATTCATGATTCTGCATTGGACTATAGTTTTTTAGATAAGGACATCAGAGAGTCTGTAAAAGAAAGGGATATGTTATATATTAAAGAAAAAAGAGACCGATGCAGAGTAATAAGAGATAAAGTGGAAGGTGAAATATCGGGACTCTTAAATGAATTAGAATCTGAATTTAGAAAGGCACTTGAAGCTAAATAAAAAACAGGTATTAAATTGTATTATCTTATTTTTTTAAGAACTAATGTAATCAACATTAGTTCTTGCTTATACTAAAGACGTACGGAGTGATATATTTAGTAAGAGTAACATAAAGGCTATGTAATTCTCTGATTGAATGAAAATTGAATATTAAAGATAGACGTTCATAGTCGTTGCCGAATAAGTCTTTTGATTTTTTATCTATAGAATTAGTATTAGTATAAAATGAACATCTGGATATTTTGTCTAAGGTTGAAATTAAAATCTCATCTTCGGATATAATATTGGGGATATTATTTATGTTTTTGATTCTTTCCAATATTTCTTTTGCTGTATAATTCAAACTATTAACGTCAGTATTTATGGAAGCTGAATTTTCAACCAATATACTTGGATTTATTTCAACGTTAAAGGAGCAGATTGTTTCAAATTTTGTATGAGTTTCATTTTTTATCTTTAAAAGTTCTTTTTGTGGTATTTTTCTGTAATACTTGTCCTTAACTTCTAATGAGTAGATTTTAACTACATATGCTAGTACCATTTGCATATTATTAGCTATATAAAGCAAATCATTCGATATAATACTTCTTATGACTTTCTCCTTTCTTTTCTCCGGTATATATACTAAGATGTAATAGAAGAAAGTACTTGTAATTACCCCAATACTAAGGTCTACAATTAAACTGTTTATTTTATCTATCTTGTCTACAGGGTAGTCGCATTCAAAAGATGGAATCAAACCAAAAATGATTTGGAACAATAGAATTATTGAGACGATATTTAGTATGCCTAAAATTATATATAGTTTTTTCATATTTAGATTTTAATTAAAAAAGGGCGGATTATTGCTCCGCCCGGGCTGGTGCAGAAAGCGGGAACATTACTTCCCTCACTCTTTCCACAATGCAAATGTATGAAATATCTCTGAAAAACAAAAGGTTATTCAGACTTTTCCTTTCTTCTTAATAATCCTAGCCGGATAGTGCACTTATCGTTGCTGTACGGCTTTTCCTCTAGGTGAAATTTAGACTTTAGATAGCCGTAGCTTATTCCTATCTGTTCCGCAGAGAAAGTCTCGTAAATGGCAGCTTGTGAGCCAAAGTAGAAATGCTTCTCTAATTTACTATCTACTTCTATCGGTTTAGAGAGTTCTACATGATAAACTTTGTGTATTTGCGTCATAATCTAAAGTTTTAGTGAAACCAGTTAATGCCCTGTACATATTTTGAAGCTGATGTACATACTTTATTTCAGTGAAACCTACGCGTTCGTTCTTATCATTAAAAAAGTCTACAGAGTTATCTTCTATTTGAGCTTTTAAGCCATATATACTAAAGTCGTCGTTCAGCATATCGTTTATATTCTGATTTGGTAATGGTATTCCTGCTATTTCATCAATTGCAATACCTGTCGGCAATTTATTACTATCTTCATAATATATACATGGGTTGCTTTCACTTGAAATTATATCTATAATTGTTATCACTTTGTCTTTTAAATAAACGCTGTTTCCAATGCCTAATTCTTCTATATGTATCATATTCCATTTTTTGCAAATTTAGTTCAAATATTCGATATATGATATATTTCAATCATTTTAGTTAGTCAAAAAGGCTTAGCTGAATAGGTTTCTTCGGTATATTATTTCTGCTCTTCGTGACACTTTCTGGATTAAGTGTGATTGTTTTAACCTTTTTCGGTAGATTTTCCTCTATTGTTGTTTTAGGAACTTCCTTTGAGGCTTCATGTTCTAACCTGATGTTTTCCCAGATTTTGATAGTAATAGATTCCTCTTTGGTAATTTCCCGAACGGTTATTAGTGGTATTGGAGAGAAGCGGGTAGTGTTCAATCGTTCATTAATCTTCCAACCAGCATAAAAAGAGTTAGGGTCTAAACTATCGTGACATATAACTTCTCCTACACACCCATGAATGATAAAGTTACACACAGTCATAAGGCAGCAGGTTCGGTCTATATCTTCGGCACAAAGGTAGTTCCCAATATTCCGGACATGCCAGGCAAGTAATGTTCGTCCGCTACCACATGCCGGGTCATTGATATATTTTCCTGTAGCCTTTTCATTATTATCATTTATTTCTTTCATCATATCACAGATACCGGTCGGAGTAAAGAACTGTCCGGTTCCTTGCTGTTTCATTTTACTTGCCACGCAAGACATATATAAATCACCGAAAGGATCATACCATTCATTGCAGACTAATTGCTTTTCCATAATTTTAATCCACTCTCGAAACATGTCCCAGAAAACAGATGTTTGTTCCGGTTTATATTTCCAACTTTCTAGCGGTTTTGCATCCGGTGTAAAATAGTGGATTATATAGGTGAGGAAATCATTGAAAACTTGGCTAACATCAAAACCATTTTGATATGTGAAGTTATTTATCAGTTTTTCAAGTTCCCTTACCTCTATAGGGGCTTCGTAACTATTTGCCATTTTGTTAATATATAAAGTCTACGAATACCTTTGTAGTTCCTCTAATCAGTTTTTCATGATTAGAATCTTCATATTTGTATGTACTGTATTTTCTTTCTGATGAAATATATTCACCCCTGACCCAAACCGGAGCCTTCTCGCTGTTTTTTAAACGGAAAAACTCACCTTTCTTCAATTTAGATAATTCTTTTACTGTCATAATCGTTGCGTTAAATGGTTAATAATACTTTTCTGTATAAATAATAAATATATGTGTTTAATAAACTCTTTTATAGGTCGCAAATATATATCATATATTTAATATATGAAATAGTTACATTTGTTTTTTTTGAATTATTCCATTGTTTGATATGTAATTATCTAAAATATCGTGAGTTGTGACTATAAAAAAATAAATGAGTTTAATAAACGCATCTTTGGAATAATTTATATCTTTACCGCAAATTAATCAATTTGGATATGAAAAAGAAACTTTTAGAAGCGTTAAAAACCAAATTTGTGGGTGTTGACGAGGCCATTCTGGAAAGAATTGCAACTAAAAAGACGGAAGGTGTGACGGATGAAAGTCAGATTACGGGAATTGTAGACGGCATCAACTTTCAAGACGTAGTTAAATCCTACGGGGACTACCGGGCTAATGAAGCAAATGTTTCCTCTATTAAAAACTATGAGGAAAAACACGGTTTAAAGGACGGGAAACCTATAACAGCAGGTGGTGAAGGCGCAGATGGTAACAAGGGAGTTAAGACGAGTTATACAACGGAAGAGTTGGATAGCTATTTTACTTCAAAGTTGGAAGCTGCAATTAAGCCTTATAAGGATGAGATTGAAACTCTTAAAAAAGATAAGAGCCAGACTGATCGACAAGCTGCCATATCTAATGCGATGAAGAAACTGGGATTAACAGAGGATGAAATGCAGTTCGTTACGGTTCCGGAAGATAAAGATCCGGAAGAGTATTTAACGGGGTACAAACAGCACCTCATTACAAAAGGCCTGAAACCTGCAGAAGACAATGGGTCGCAAGCGTCTGATTCACAGGTGCAGGATGCTGTAGCTGCTGACTGGTTGAAATCTTTAGGTGTTCCAGAACAGAACGTTTAATGTTTAATTTACAAATGACATGAAATTTAGAAAAAAGCAAGTTGGTGGATTTCGTTCTATCTGCACTGGTTCTCCGGCTATCGGAGTAGTAGGTGGATTTAATCTGAACAAGGAGAAGGTCAACTATCCGGTTGGCGTTATTATTCCTTCTGCTTCTCTTGCCGAGTATGATGAAACATCGTCCCGGCAAGTTGTCGTGTTGAAAGCATCCCGTGTTGTAGCAATTGATGCAACCGATGCGAAGAAAGTCTCTTTGCAAAATGATGAATTCCTTTCTCCCATTTTCATGGTCGGGGATCATGTTGCAATGAACGATTCCGGCAATTTCGAAGATACTGCAAGTATCACGAAAATTATTAATGATCGTAACGGCTTTGTTATCGTACTTGATAAGGCTATTGCTGGCTTGAAGGTTGGTGATGCTTTGTTTGAAGTGATTGAAGGAACTGCAGAGGGTGAAAGTAAAGCTCCGGCTGTTTTCCCTATCGAGCATCCGCAAGGAATTACTGTGGGAGCTGAACCGATGGGGACTTATATAGGTCTTGATGAGGTATCTGTGGACGTTGCTATCAATTCTAAGGGAGAAATGTACTACAAAAGACGTATTCCTCCTATTCCGGAGAAGTTCATTCAAGGAATGTGCTTGAAAGACAACCCAAACATTCAATTCACTGATTCTTACTAAGAAAGGAGGCTATAAATGAAATCTATTTTTTCGACTTTTAAAATCAATGACGTAAAAACAGGGAAGCCTATTGACTTGATCGGCACAATGCAGATCATGTTTGATAAAGCAACTCTGGAAAATAAAACGCTTTGGGAACAGACCTACGTTGATCGTTGGTTCGATTTCCGTCCTCCTCAACTAGGTTTGACTGCCGAAGGTATCATGGGGAAATATAGTGTTCGTATCCGTGCTTCTATCATCGGAAACGATGCTGATACTCCATTACGCGCTGGTAGAGGGTTTGAACTGTGGAACGGTGAGATTCCCCGTGTAGGACACAAGTTCAAAACGGATGCGAAGACATTGCGTACCATGCTGATGGTTTACGAAAATAATCGTATTAATCCCGTTCAGAAGTTGAAGGAAATTCAGAAATGTTTGTTCGGTGATTACAAAGATGCTTATCTCGGTTGCAAGGATGTGGCGGATGAAATTATTCTGAAAGCACTCTCTGGTGGTGGTATGGCTATTTTCGACCCAGCTATCGATAATCCGGAAGGACGTAAGTATCTGGTTGATTATGGTATGCCAGAAGAAAACAAACAGATGGTTGATTCTGATAAGGAATGGACCGAGGAGAACATTGATAATGCGGCTATTGATGCAGTACGTATTCTGCAGAAGATTGTTTATGAGTATGCCAATAAAGGCGTTACTTTCGATGCTTTGTTGATGGCTCCTGTTACCAAGTATTGGATGATGCGTAGTATTGGTTTACGTACCGGATATTTGGGTAAAGACAAGAATACCCGTTCTCTGACAGAAGATGAATTCTCGGCTTATCTGAAATCCATGAAGATTCCTAATATCATCGAAATCAACAAGCGGACAGCTTATCAGAAAGATGGTATTCCTACTAACATCAATCCGTGGAATGATGATGTAATTGCATTCATCCCGAAAACGGATGATGGCAAGTTAGGCGAAGTTCAGCCTGCATTTGAGGACAATGCAATCATGCCGGATCCACAAGTTCAATATACCGATGCCGGAGACGCTATTCGTATTGCAAAATGGACTACGGGTGAGTCAACCGGACAGCAAGCCGCAGAGTACACACAAGGTTCTTGGCGTGCAGTTCCTATTATCTCATGTATTAACGGTATCGTAAATCTCAAAGTTAGAAATACGAATGTTCCATATCCCGATGGAGAAGAAATTCCCGTTGGCTAAAAAAGTGTTGTATGAAACTTATAGCAATTAAAACATTTCGTGATAAAGAAACTGGTGGACTTTATCAATCTGGCACAGTAATTAGTCATTTCGACGAAGAGCGTGCAAAAGATGTGATTAAGCGTAAATTAGCGGTAGAGGTGAAGACTTCTAAAGTTGTAACTGACATTGATCTATCTAAAGGAGCTAAAGAGGTTGTTTCTTTGGTAGTTTCATTCACCGATGTTGAGAAACTGAACGAATATCTTGCATCAGAGAATGCGGCTGAAAAACCTCGCTCAACTGTCGTTGATGCTATTCAGGCAAGATTGGAAGAGTTGAAGAAATGACAAATTCGGAGGTATTCATAGCGAAGTGTTTGCACTATAATCCTTCTCCGCTAACGGTGAAAGATTTGTTGGATGATGTGGGGTTGAAACCGGAGGAGGACTGTACAGATAAGAGGAAAGTTGTGTCTGCCGTACTTTCCTACTTATCAGGAATGCGTACCTTGTCTTCTGAAAGTGAGGCTGATTGTTCCAACTCGTATGATATTGTCGGCTTGACAAAGCACATATCGATGCTTTGCAAACAGTTTAGTTTCGATACCTCCGAGTTTCTTTCTGGTGATGTGACAGAGATTGAGGACGGTTCTTGTATGTGGTGAGTGATATGTGGTATGAAGATAAAATAGAGTTGTATGTTCCAGGTGAAGGCTCCCATGATGAGAACTTTAATCCGGTGCGGATTCCGGAATCATGGTTTCCCCTTGGAGACTGTAAGATTCACGGGAATTCGTCTGCAAAGACTGTTCCGGCTGCCGATGGAAAAGACTTCGTCTATAGCTATCAGATTACAATGTATGTTCCTGCGATTATCCCGGTGCTGAATGACAAAGTGCGCATAACTAAAGCTGACGGTTCTATTTCCCAAAAGGTAATGACGGTTGCCGGTTGTGGCACTACGAAAAGAAAGTTGAGCATATTTTTATGAGTTGGAAACGAACAGGAGATTGGGATAAGGTTCCGTCTATATTAGAGGAAGCGGTTAAGCGTGTTGAGCGGGCGGTGCTTTTCAATTTCTATGTAATCGGTGAAGGTTCAGTAAATCATGCACGTGAAAATGGCTCATATAAAGACCGTACAAGCAATTTACGCAACTCAATAGGTTATGTGATTGCTTATAATGGTGAAATCATAGAGTACGGCTTTAAAAGGAGCGCAGGGATAACTGATAAGGAGGCTTTTCTTGCAGATTACAAGATTCAAGAAATGATCGGAGATTCCGGTTTTGATTTGATAATCGTAGCAGGTATGAATTATGCAAGACATGTGGAAAACAAAGGGTACGATGTTCTTTCTTCCACAGAAAAGTATCTAAAGCGAGAAGTGCAGGCTAAGATTAAAAGGATTCTTTCTAAAGCAGGATTTAATCAATGACAGGACAACAGGCTATAACTGAAATTTGCAAGATGCTCGCCTCTGGAAATGTTGGCGTTCGGATATTCAAGAATAGGAGAGAGAGAAACTTCTCCGGTTCCGAATACATCGTTGTCAATCATCTTTCATTTCCACAAGAAAGCGGCCTGCAGTACGGCTATGCCAATATCAACATTCATGTGAAGGATGCAGATACGGGCGAGCCGGATAGCGGACGTATCGATCAGATCGCGGCACTTGTCTTGACTCTGTTTAAAGAAACGGAAGATGCCGAAGGTAATGTTTACACAGTTCGTTTAGGTGCTGAATTCTCTCTTTATGATGATTCGTTCTTTCCCGATGAGGACGGTACGAGTTATCAGAATTTTAAAATTAAAGTATTGTATTATAATTAAATCAGTTAGTTATGTCAAAAACTGCGGTATATGGTATTGAATACCTCAAATTGTCTCCGGCCATTGAATCCGGAGAAACAGCCGGAACTTATCCGGATTTTGATAAAGTTGCTGCCAAGTTTCTTGTTACGGCTATTGTGAAAGATTCTATGTCTTTCAGCGACCAAGCTCCCGGTGATACGGATATCGAGGTCGAGGATATGGACACTCTTTATGCCTCTCTTCCTTCGGATGCCGGTAGCGAAGGCTTCACGGTCCAAACCTATGATATGGGCGAGGAAGCCTATAAATATCTGTTGGGATATACAAAGAATGCAGAATGGAATGAGGAAACTCCCGGATTCTCTCTCGCCAATCAAGGCGTGGAGTTGAAAACGAAAGCTTTTCAAGATTTCCCTGCCCGTATCTTCCAGTGGGCACGCATGAAAGTGAAAGTTACCAAAACCGGAAATATCGGTAAGTCTGGTTTTCCGAACTTCAATCTTGAATTCAAGAAACTTGCTAATCTCAATAAGGATGGCAAGGAGGTAAGCGGTGCAAGAAATAAAATCTATACGGCACCAGTCGTTCCGGAAGGATAAAAGGGAGCGGAATAGTTCAGTTGGTAGAACGTTAGGTTGCGGGTTACTGCCTAAATGTCGCCGGTTCGAATCCGGCTTCCGCTGCATAGTTTTTAGGTGAAAAGATGATTGTTGAGATGTGAGTAGGGATAACAAGCATTGTGCATCATCGAAAAGGTTGTTGTAAATGTCCCGGTCATTACGGGCCGGGACTTTTTAATTTGAGGTAAAGATGGAAAAAGACAATGTACAAAAGCGGGTGGCCGACACTATTGCAGAACGCCCCATTTTTCTTTGGTTTGGTATGATTCCTTTCATGGTTAGACCATTGACGTTTACACAGTTGTTTGATATTGGTTCTATTTCGAAGGATATGAAGGAAGTAGACCAATCGAAACTAAATGGTCGGACAAGCGTGTCAGCCACTCTTGTATATTATGAAGAAGCAGATAGAATGTCTGATATTGCAGTAATGACGATCTTTCGTACTACTTGGAAGAGAAAACTATTTGGTAAATTCATCAAGAAAAGATTAACGGTTCGCAAATACAAGAAATTGCAGGACTATATGGCACAGACTATGGATGCCACTTTTTTTTTAAGCACTATCATTTTCCTAAAAGGTCTAAACGAGACAACGAAACCGACGAATACACCAGAAGCGACAGCCCTTGGTCAACAATTAGCGGAGTGATGAAATACTACCGTATGAGTTATGAAGAGGTTGTCAACGAAAGGTCATATTCCAATATCATGTTACTCAATGCGGCTATTCCAGGTACTAAGCCAAAGGAAGAAAGAGAAGAAAAGGCAAAGGAACTTCATGCTAACGAATATTTTGCTCAATTTATGTAAAGATGGAGACACAGGGAACAATAGGTATTAAGGCTACTCTGGATATTTCTGAAATGCAGAGAAACGTTCAGAAATACGTTCAGAATATTGATATGATGCAGGACCATACAGATACAGCTAGCCAGTCTGTTGCCAGGTCTTTCTCGCAGATGAAGGCTGCCGGTATGGCTTTCTTATCTATTGATATGGCGAAGCGTCTCGCTTCTGAAATGGTTTCAGTATATGGGACATTCCAACAGCTTGAAATCAAATTTACCTCGATGCTCCAGTCGGGGGAAAAGGCTCAAAAGTTGATGAGTGAGCTCGTTAACTTTGCTGCTACTACTCCTTTTGATTTGAAAGGTGTTTCTCAATCTGCTACACAGCTTGTCGCATACGGGACGGCTTCCGAAGATGTTATAAACAAACTTACTCGTTTAGGGAATATTGCGGCCGGATTAAGTCAGCCTATTGGTGACCTTGTGTATCTTTATGGTACAAGCATGACCCAAGGCAAACTAATGACGCAGGATTTGAATCAGTTTGCCGGACGTGGTGTGCCTATTTTCTCCGAACTAGCAAAGGTTATGGGAGTGAATAAGGATGAAATCAAGGATTTGGCGGCAGAAGGTAAGATTGGTTTCGACAAGTTAGAGCAGGTTGTTGATAACCTGACTAATAAAGGGGGAATGTTCTTCAACCTCATGCAGGAACAATCTAAATCCGTATCCGGTAAAATTTCTAATATTGGTGATAATCTCGATATGATGTTCAATGAGATTGGACAGGAAAGTGATGGGGTTATTAATGCGGCTTTGGATGGAACTGCTTATCTGATTGAGCACTATCGGGAAGTTGGTGCCGCTCTTGCTGCCCTTGTTGCTTTGTATGGAGTCCAGAAAGCTGCTATTATTGGAGTTGCAGCGGTTCAGAACACGGTTACTGGTATTAAGTATACTGCCGAGATAGCGGAACTTTCAAAATTAATTCCTGCGAAAGAGAAGTCCGCAAATGCAGATTTGGAACAGGCCGTAGCAAGTGGAAGATTAACACAGGCAAAAGCAGAATTGATTGCATCTATGCGTGTGGAAGCTGCTGCAAATGTGGAATCTTTGCGTTTAAAAGCATTACAAGCTAAAGCACAATATGAAGAGGCTGTCAATACAGCGGGGCTTGCTGCTGCCAATCTTGAAGCAGCTGAACTAGAAGTAGCAGCGGCTAACATGAAATATAATTCTGCATTAAGAACTGGTAATGCTAGAAGTATAGAAAATGCAGAGACACAACTTGCAATAGTGGAGAGCAATAGATATTCTGCGTCAAAACAACTTGAAGCGGCAAGAACAAATGTAACGACAGCCTACACAAACTCTTCGACTGCAAGCAAAGTGGCAGAAACTGCAGCTACTCAACTTAATACAGTGTCTCAAAATGTTAATACGAGATCAACAAATTTTTTGGCTGTCGCTAAGACGAGATTAGCTGCGGCATCAAAAGTGTTAGGTTTGTCAATGCTTACAAATCCTTATGTATTGGCTGCGGCTGCTATAGTTGGGTTATCTTATGGAATCTATAAACTTATTACTTATCAGACGGATGCGGAGAAGGCACAGGTGAAATTGAATAAGCGTATACAGGAATTCAATTCAGAAACGAATGCTGAACAGGCAGAAATAGATCGGTTATTCGGCAAACTAGATAAGGCTAAGAAAGGTACAGAAGATTACGATGATGCAAAGAAATCTATTTTAGATAAGTATGGTGAATACTTGAAGGGTTTAGGTGATGAAAAAAACGCTTTAGATGATGTTGCGAGAGCATATGGGGCTGTTAGTGCGGCCGCTAAACAGGCGGCACTTGATAGAGCTATTGCGGATTCTCATTCTACAGCTCAAAAAGATTGGGCGGATAAACAGGGTGAACTTACTGGAGATTTGGAAAAAGCTATTCGAGATTCGGATAAGTTCAGAAACAAGAAAGGCTCTGAAAGGGAGATTGCTGCAATTATGCAGATGATAAAGAATGATTTGAAATCAGGTGGTGGGTTATCTTCTGAAACTCAAAAAATAGTAGATACATTAACTAAAGAGTTTACAACCTCTACTACTATTGCTCCGGGCATATCAACAGAGGAAACAAGAGTAGGAAATGATGTTCAGATTTATATTGATCGCATGATTGCGAATAACAAACTGCTTGAGAATACTTATAAAGATATTCATGATAAATTAGGTTATGATACTAATGAATATATCAATCTGACAGCCGAACAGATTGCAAAAGATATAGCTATGTATGAGGCTGCTCTTGAACGCTTCAACAAATCAGGAAAGAAACAAGTTGCTATCAGACATGATGGTTCCGTCAGTAATCTTATGGGGGAAGGAGAGATGCTGAATAATATTCGTTTGTTGAAAGAAGCGCAAAAGAATCCTAAAGATGAAATCAAAGAGCCAAATGTCACGAAAGAGATTGGTGAAGCTATAAAGAAAGTTGCGGACCTCAAGCAGGAAATAGAAGATTTGCGGAGTGGTAAGGGGAAAGCTGATGTAGGGAAAACTATAAAATCAACTATTGAAGATAAAGCTAAAGAGTTGAAAGAAGCTGAATCCGCCTTGGCAACATTAACAGGAGATGATAAGCAAACACTAGGGGCCAAGAAAAAGAAGAAGGAAGAAGAGAATAAACTTAAAGTTGAAAAAGTCGAGCGTCAGCGCCTAATTGACGAGCAGAATCAACAGGATATAGAGAAAGCTGTACAGGCTGAACTTGAACTCTCTCAAGCTAAGATTGATGCCATGGACGAAGGTTTCAAGAAACAGCAGGAACAAATTCAACTTAATTATCGGAAAGCCAAAGCAGACAACGATCGTCGTACTAGTCAATATATCAAAGATCAACAGGATATAGAGCGTAAAGAGTGGGAGAAAGAACATCCGAAGTATAAAGAGGAAGGTATTGTTTTCGTTCCAAAAACAAAAACTAAAGAAGACCTTTCACAGAAGAAACAGGATACGCTAAATGAATACGATAAGGTTGCTGTTGAGACAAGGGAAAAGGCCGAAGCGACTTTATCCAAAGCTCTTTTGGAGCAGTACCAGAATTACACCGATGAAAGGCTTGCAATCGAGAAGAAGTTCAATGATGATATTGAAGCTCTTCGTATTCAAAGGGAGAAGTTTCAGAAGGAAGGCAAAACAGAGAAAGTTCAGCAGACAGACCGTTCAATAGCACAGGCTACAAAAATGAAGGGTGAATCCCTCATGGGGTTTGATTATGAACAGTTGAAAAAATCTCCGGACTATATACGTGCCTTTGAAAATTTAAAGGAAACGTCTACTGAAACATTGAATTCTCTTCTTACTCAATTTGAAAATGCGAAAAGTGCGGCAGCGCAAGTTTTGTCTCCCGATCAACTTCGCGAATATACGAGTACGATTCAATCCATCATGGACGAATTGGATTCCCGTAATCCGTTTCAGTCATTATCTGACAAGAAGAAGGAACTAGCAGAAGCGGAGGAAGAGTTGGCTAATGCACAGATTGAGTTAGAAAATGCCAGGACAAAGGCCGAAGCAGTCAAAGGTGGTTCTAAGATTGAAAATGGGATTTCTTCATCCAAGTATAATCCTGCAACCGGTAAAATTGAATCTACAAAAGCTTATTTGTCCGAAGCGCAGGCACTTGACCTAGTAAAGAAGAAAACCGAAAAGTATAATGCAGCAAAAGATAAGGTTGTAAAAAAAGATAATCAGGTTAAGAAGGCAGAAAAAGAAGTTAGAACACAGATTTCGGAGTTAGCGGATACCATAGACGAACTGGGTAAATCGATCGGTGGTCCGGCTGGTGAGATTATTTCCCTTATTGGCAGTATCGGCTCATTTACAATGACTGCAATGGCAGGGGTTGAAGCAGCTGCCGATACCTCTGCTAATGCAATAAGTACAGTTGAAAAGGCATCTGTTATTCTAGCTATCATTGGTGCAGCCGTTCAGATAGCTATGAAAATCTTCGATATGTTCGGCAAAGACGATACGACCGAGAAATACGAGAAAGCGAAAGAAGCGTATGAATCCTATATTAATATCCTCGATCGGGTAATTGAAAAGCAGTTAGAACTAGCGGAAACTTTAACAGGAGATACTGCAAACGCTGTTTATGAAGCTGCTATTGCTAATATAAAATTGCAAAGTGAGAATGCAAAAGTATTAGGCCGGCAGTATCTCAATTCTGGTGCTTCTGGAAAGTCACATTCAAAGGGGTATGATGAAGTAGATGATATGTCCGGGGAAGGATGGAAGCAGGCTGCAAAAGCATTAGGCATGTCGGTAAATGAATTTAAAAATAAAATGGGCGGTCGTATGACCGGTCTGTTTGATTTGACTGATGAACAACTTTTAAAGTTGCAATCGGATGCTGGCATATTTTGGTCTCAACTTGATTCTGATACACAGAAATTCGCTGATCAAATCGCGAATGGGGTAGGAAAGGTTGCAGAGGTGTTGGAACAACAAATAGTAGACACAACACTCATTGATTATGCTTCTCTTCGTTCAGACTTTCAGGATTTACTTATAGACATGGATGCCGATAGTGCAGACTTTGCCGACAGTTTCGAGGAATACATGAAGAATGCTATTCTAAATTCCATGCTTAAAGAAGAGTACATGGATCGGTTAATGGACTGGAGAGAAAAACTTAACAATGCCATGAAAAATGGTACGATTGAGGATGAATATGATAATTTGAAGACGGAAGGACAACAGATTGCTGATGAGATGAAAGCAAAGCGCGATGCCATGGCAGAGATGTATGGGTGGACTACTGATGAGGATTCGGAACGCGAAGCATCAAAAAAAGGATTTGCTTCTATGTCGCAAGATTCTGCAGATGAATTGAATGGTAGATTCACCATGGCTAATGTCTTGATTGCGGACATAAAAACAGAGTTACAGTTGCATACTCTCATTTTTCAAGGTATCACCTCTGGTATTGGAGATATTAAAACCATATCTACATCCATAAATGAAAACGTGAAAATTATCAAAGACAATATGAATGCCATTGTTGGACACCTTTCGAATATTGATACTAATACAGCTAGATTGGAAGGTATAGAGAAGGATATGAAGTCGATGAAAACAGGTATTGAAAAGATAAATGATAAAGGAATAAAGCTCGTAAGATGAAAGGAATTTGTTTTATAGATGGAGATAATACATATACCACTCTCGGTATATGTATTATAAAAGGAAGCTATGATAATCTTGTGGCATTTCCTCCTGCTAAAGAATCGGATGATGAAAATGATTGGCCGGAAGAAGATGGTATTGAAATAGACCTTTCTAGTTTGACGTTAAACACCTATGAATTGAGTATTGATTTTGCCTGTAAAGACGATCTGGGATTTAGTGGATTAATTGCTATTTTATCAGATATGGGATATCATGAATTTTATTTTCCTATTCTTGATAGAACTTATCGTTTACGTCTTTCCTCACAGAACAGCTATACAATCTATCCGGGATTTCAAGTCGTAAAGATAACTTTTGCTAACGACTTTCCACGAAATTCTGATTATGAATACCAGGAACCCGTGAATTCTATTCCTATGCCAAAGGGGTATGAAATTGATAATCGGGATTTGTCGGAATATAGTGTAGCCATTTTGAAAGGTAGTGATGCTGAAATACTGAAAGCTCCGACGGTAAAGAAAAACCTATTGCAGAACTTCAAACGTCTGGACGGAGCAATCTATGATGGTGAAGTAGTGAAGTTCCAAACTAAGGAAGTCTCTCTCAAATGCCTAATGAGGACAGAAACAATCGAAGCGTTTTGGCGTAACCATGATGCCTTACTCTATGATCTAACTAAACTGACAACGAAGACCGATAATGAAGGTTATGAATATTCCGATGCGGAGAGGGTATTATACTGTGATGGATGGAGTGAAAGTTACCCTTGCTACTATAAAGATTGCCAGACAAACAATTTTACGTTAAGAGGTGGTGTCTGGTGGGAATTTACTTTGAAGCTCGTGTTTACTTGCTTCCGGATTGAAGATACAGAGTTCCTGCTTTCATCCGAAGCGGGCGAGTTTATCATAACAGAGGACGGAGAGTTTTATATAGATTTAAATTGATTTGCCATGCCATTAAAGAAGAAAAGAATATCAGAATTAGATGAATCCCAGAACATGAAGGGCTTCTTCACTATCGGCTACCGAGTAATCAACGGAGTTAAGACTAGCCTTAAATTTGGTTTAGAGAAGATTCAGACTGCCTTGGATAATATGCTCAAGGCTACGAGTGATGCAAAAACAGCTACTACCGATATGCGGCAATTAGAAGCAACTGTTGAAAGCAATGAATCAGCCCGTGAAACAGCCGAATCCCGTCGTAATGCTTCTGAACAATCCAGGCAGACAGCCGAAACGAATCGTTCCCGTGAAGAGCAAGCTCGGGAAGCTGCTGAATCAGTGCGTATCACTAATGAGAATGCACGTAAGACCGCTGAAACAGGACGATCTACTGCGGAAACTGCACGGGATAATGCAGAAAAGAAACGTGCTACCGCTGAAGGTACACGAGAAGCTAACGAGCAGGTTAGAAAAGATTCCGAAACAGGAAGAGGAACAGCAGAAGCCGAGAGAGTAGCTTCCGAATCAGCACGTAAATCTGCCGAAACTTCCCGTGTGTCCGAAGAAGATAAAAGAAAGACTTCCGAAACAGAACGCGTTACGGCTGAAACCGGACGTTCCTCTGCCGAGAATATAAGAAAGCAAAATGAAGATGCGCGTAAGTCGGAAGAAGCGGCCCGCGTAACTGCTGAAGGTAAACGGGTAATTGCTGAATCCGGACGTGTTGATACAGAAAATAAACGTGTCTCGGATGAACAAACACGTAAAAGCAATGAAGATGCACGTAAGACCGCTGAAACAGGTCGTTCTTCTGCTGAATCGGAACGTGTGAAGGAAGAAGATAAACGGAAAACCGCTGAAACAGGTCGTTCTACCGCTGAATCTACCCGTGTTTCTGCCGAGGATAAGCGGAAAACAGATGAAGCGACAAGAGAAACAAATGAAACCTCGCGTGTGGCTGCCGAATCTAACCGTGTTACCGTCGAATCCGAACGTGTATCTGCCGAAGCAGCCCGCAAGTCAACGGAGACAGGCCGGGTATCAGAAGAAAACAAGAGAAAGGCTGCTGAAACTTCCCGCGCTACGGCTGAAACTTCCCGTTCGTCAGAAGAAGACAAGAGAAAGCAGAATGAAGATGTGCGTAAAACTGCGGAAGGTACTC